CCCAGCCACCACCACCCACGCCCCCGAATTGTCAATACTAAAAGTTGTCCCAAAAGCTGCCTGCTGTGCCATTTCTAATACCATTCCATTAGAATCAATCCACCGGTCTCCAGGATAACCGGATCGCCGCCCTCTTGGGCCAGATAGTTGTATCCATTGCTATCATCAAACAGCGGGCGTCCTGTCGTCCGCAGTGTGACCGTACCCATCAGCAAATCGTCAAAGGGCGCGCCCGGCTCAAAGCGGGTCACATAGCCCTGAAAACTGTCCACCGTGGCGTCGGGATAGGTTATCTGGTAAATAGACCCCGTGCGCCCGGTCAACAGGTCCAACAGCAAATCGTGGGTGGCAGCCGCCGGGTCGTAGAGAATCTCCAGGGCCACCTCGCCCCCATCCAACACCCCCGCCACCGCCGTGCGCTTGCCGTCTGTGCTGGCGTGTTCCGAAGTGTCAAGCGCGTCCAATGCCAGCTTGGGCGCTTGTATATCCGTCACATAGGCCACCGTCTCGTAGGCATAGTCCGCCAACACGTCAAACGCTTTGAGCGTCGTGCCAAATGCCGCCTGTTGTGCCATTCCGCCCCCCCTCCTATACCGCTTCTACATATAAAATGTAGTAGTCTTGGATGCGTCTGTAATCCTCGGTCGTAGCGTCCCAATCGGCCCGCTCTGTCTGCATCAGCGCATACCCCACCACCGTGCTTGTCATCGTCCCCGCGTAGCCGTCCAGGGCCGCCCGTAGCGCCCTCGCCAGGGCATCCGCACCGGCGTGGCTGCCCGCCCACAGGGTAAATTGCACCCGTGCCCGCAACAGCCGCCCCGCGCTGCCGTGGTGGTGGTCCATCACCACCGTGCTCACCACCTGATACACAATAGCCGGGAACGTGGGCACCTGGGGCAGTCGCAGCGGGTAGACTCTGGACGATACCAGCGCCCCCACCCCCGCGTCTGCCTCAACAAATGTAGTCAGGTCCGACTCAAAGGCCATTACGGATCGCCTCTCTTAGAATCGTTTTAGCCGCGTCCAGGGCTTCTTTTTTGCGTGTGTCCCAGGCTGGCCGCATAAATGGCTGGGCCGGGCTGCCCCGGTCCGTGCCAAACTCTACCAGATGGGCGTGAAACGCTGGCGGAATCGTCGGCCCCACCTCCACAGCCACCACCACACCGCCCCGCCTGATAGCGTCCACCACAATCGCATCCCGCAGGGTGCCCGTGTCCACCGGCACCAATTGTTTGGCCTCGGTTTCCACCACAGCCCCCGCCGCCCGCAGGGCTGGCCCCTGGGCTTTGCGTACCGCTGCCTTTTGGTCGCCCAGGGCCTCGAATAGTTCGTCCAGCCCGTGCACAACCATTGCCTGCCGCTGTCGCCTCGCCATCACGTCAACACCTCTCGGCAATACAGCACCTGCCAGCGCGCATTCGTCGGATCATTCACAACCGATTCAATATCAAACAACCGGCTATTCCAATTGACCCGATGCTTCACAGATACCCCGTCCAGCCGTCGCAGCCGCACCCGCACCCCGCCCGACGCCTCCACCTGCTGGTCCCCGACCATGCCCGTCTCCCGCCCGCTCACAGGCTCCACAGCCGCCCAGCGCGTGGCAAACGTGCCCCAACTGGCAATCGGCTCCCCGTATGCGTCTTGGGTGGGCGTGTCCACCTGAATCGTGATGCGGTGCCGCAATAGTCCGGCTCTCATCGCATATACACCCGATCCAACAGCGCCAGGCTATCAAAAGCCAGGGGCACATCTTTGGGCACCGCCCCCGACACAATCACATTTTCCCGGTTCTCATACCAATGGCCCACCAGCATCAGGATGGCCTGCTTATAGCGTTGGGGAATCGCCCCGGTCGTGGCCCACCCCGCTACATAGGCAATTGTGATCGGGCTGGCCTGGCGCAAACTCACCGAGGGCCAATCTACATCCTCGGCCAAATGCAAACGCCCCGGCGTGCGCCCGGTCTCCACAATATAGTTAGCACTATCCCACACCGTCGAATCACCGTTATCGTCGATATAGGTCACGCTGGTCACACTCGCCAGGGGTGGCCGTGGCAACACAATATAGGACCGACTCGGCCAGCAGTCCAGGGTCAGGGTCCAGGTCTGGGTAAAAAGCGCCCGCCCGTTGACACCCTCAAACATCTGGCGCGCACTCGCCACCAACGTGTCGATCAGGGTGTCGTCATCGCTAATGTCCACCCGCAGATGGCTCTTGGCCTCTGCCGTCGTCACCGGCTCGGATGTGGGAGCCGTTGTCAAAATCAATTCGCCCATTTGATCGCACTCCCCACAATGTCCGTGCCGCTTACAATGCGTATATCGTATTCGCTCAACTGCTCAGTTCGATCAAACAAAAAGCGCATCCCATCCGGCAATATCCGCCAACAGTCCACCGGGTATCTGTGCTCTACAATCTGCCAATGGGTCACAATCGCCAACAGTCCCCCGGGCCGCAATACCCGCACCAGTTCAGGCAACCACAGCCAAATCGCCTCTACGTGCTCCATTGTAGAGCCGCTCATCACTACGTCGTAGGCATCCGGGCCGATGGGGAATTTATACGGGTCATCGGTAAAAATATCCACGTTGGGACCCGGCTCGATATCCAGCCCCGTATAATGCCAGCCCCGGCCCTCGACCAACGGGCGAAATGTGCCATTCACGTCCAGGCTGCCCACGTCCAGACAATACAGGCCGCTGCGGCCCGAGGCCCGTTCCAGCAGCCCGCCCATGTGAGCCAGCGCCCCGTCGTGCATCAGCCAGCCCTCAACAGCTTTTGTGCGTCCGCCTGCCACTTCGCCACCTGGCGCTCATTGCTGCCGTCCAGAGCCGCCGCCAGCTCGTCCGTGTCCGCTGCCACCAGCTCGGCCAACGTCACCACCCCCGCAGCGGTCAGGGCCTCGGCTGTCCGCAGCCCGATCCCCGAAATATCCACCAGCCCCCGCTTCAATGATACCGGCAGGGCCTCTGCTTTCTTGGCTTTGGGGGGATCTGCTTTTTTGGTCGGCTTGGCGTTGGGGTCAATCGCCAGCCCTACCCGCACCCAATCCGCACTAGCGGGCATCTCCAACACATCCCCGGCCTGTGCTCGATACTTCTGTCCGTCAATCCAGGCCACAAATGCCAACACCGCTTCGACCTTCATTTCTCGCTCCTCGTTACACCGTCAACAGCGTCCCATCCGGGCAGATGTGCCCACACTGCACGCCCGTGTCCGCCACCATCCGCCACCCGGCCCGGAATACATCACGGGTCCAGTAGTGGTCACACCACGTCCACGTCTCGCCCTGGGGAATCTCAAACGGATGGGCCTCCAACACATTGCGGGAGATCAGCGTAAACCCCAGCCCCCCGCCCGAACATTCCACCACACCCTGGGCCACCGCCTCGCCCCACAGCCCCCGCACCGTCAAGCTCTCGCCCTGGTTGCTGGCCCCGGGGCCATAAGCCTCAAAGACGTTGACCACCGGCCTGTCCTGGTCGGCCCGTAGCATATAGCAGCCATAGGCCACCCCCGCCTCTTTGCGGTCCATCACCCCCGCCAACCGCATCAGCCCGTCTTTGGGGGGTACAATGTCGCTCTCTACCACCAGCATGGCGTCCCACGTCCCCGCCAGAAACGTCTCCCGCCCCCGCTGGTACTGGTGCAGATGGTCCGCAATGCCTACGCCCGTTGGATTATCCCGCTGCATCAACAGCGTCAGCGCCCCAGGCCATACCAGCCCCATCAGCGCCCCCACCGTTGCCGCTTCCAACCGTTTTATTGGCGTAAAGACCAACACATCACGGACCACCCGCACCTCCTGAATGATTGGGCGATCAGGGGAGATCACCCAATCACCTGTTCACCTACGCACTAGGATGCTCACCGTAGCCGATAGCCTCGGCCTGTAGCACCCCGTACACCGCCCGGAATTGGTAGCGCAGTTCGATCCCCGCCTCGTAGCTGTACGGATCACGCAGTACAGTAATACCGCTGGGGTCTCGATAACCCACGTAATTCCAATTTCCGAAGTAGACCGGCTTGGCGCTGGCCGCTACCGCTGCCGCCTTCTGGCTGTAGGCCACCGGATAGCCCAAGAGATTTTTACCCCCGGCCTCGGTCCCCGCATACAGACGGGCATCGCCCAACAGGCTTTTAATGTCCCAATGGGTACTGGAACGCATGACCCAGCTAATGCTCCGGTCATCTTCCAGATAGGCCGACAGGTCATCATTGGCGACAATATCCTCCGGCTCACCGGCTGCAATAGCCGACGCGCTGGCGAAAGTCTTGAACGATGTCCCGTTGGCCGCCACCTCAGTCAGCAGCAAGGAATTATGGGTCTTGGCAATGCCCCGGCCCACAAAGTCCTCCAGAAAAGCCAACAGACGGGAATCTTCATCCTCCAGAAGTTCCCACGAAAGCTGCACTTTTTTGGTATAGCGCACCAACGTCAGGGCCTTTGTGCCCAGGGCGGGCGCGTCCCGGTCGTGGTCCGCGGCCTCATTGGTTGCCACAAACTCGCCATCGGCCTCACCGTCCAGGGGCACATTCACAGTCGTACCCTTGCCCGGAATGTTGCGCGCCCCCAACATCTGGGCCAGCATCCCCTCGTCACGGCGGGCGATAATGCCGTTGTAGTGGCCCGTAGGAACTCCATAACCGCCATCTGCATCGGTTGTCACGTTCATGTCACTATCATTACTAGCGCGGGTCTGAATGCCCGACGCATCGCCAGAGCGCAGGAAATGGCCCATCGCACGGGCCTCGCTGTCACCCAGACCGGTTTTGAGCACCACCGGCGCCTGGGGTCGGCTCTCGCCTTCCATGCGCTGCTGTGTGTGGGCCACCGGCTCGGCGTTCAGCATCCCGGTAATAAATTCCCGGCGTTCAATGTCTTTGTCAAGCCGTTCGGTCTCGGCCCGCAACTCCTCATAGGTCGATTCTTCAGCCTCGGTCATGCCCGCGTCTTCCCGTTTGTCAGCCGCAGCCAACAGGGTCTGCATACTTTCCAGCCCACGGGCGCGCATCTTACGTAGCTCTGCTACAGTCTTCATTATCTCGTTCCTCTCAATCGCAAAAGTTCCAATTGTCGTTGTCGTTGTCGCAGCCGCAAGCGCGCCCGCGCCCCGTCCGCCGTTCTATCTTGATCAACGCCCTGGGTCAACGCCCGTTGTACCCATTCTGGCGCAGAATCCAACTCGCTACGCACCGCCGCCACCGTCTCCGGGTAGGCGGGGAACGTCACCGGGCTGATTTCCCGCAATTCCACAGTGTACAATGTACGCAGCAGCCCGCCCTCTGTATTTTCCCAACGGTCGCCGCCTTTGGGAACCTTGAACCCAAAAGACATAGCATCTACATCACCCCG